TCCCGAGTTGGCCTTTCGTTTATCGAAAAGCCATGATTGTTAACTTTTTGTGCAACTTGCTGGCGGCTTTGGGTGTTATCACCCAACAGGAGCCCACGTGTGTGCACTGTGACCGGACGAAAGCCCGGAGAAAAGTGAAACTGGCACAACGGGACACTTGCCCGGCGTGCCTGAAACTTGATATCGATATCTTGAATTTTGAGACCATTGCAACATGGCAAATGATACAGAAAAATCCTGATACACCGATAGCACAAGAATTCGCGGCCTACCTGAGGGACAACCTTCCCCCGGGCCGCTCGATCCCAGATGGAATGAGACGACTTGTGCCACCCGTTGCGAAAGCAGCGGTAGCAGACCAGGAAGAAAAAGAACCGGACGACGATGGCAAGCTAAAAAAGCTTCCCACTCGTGGACCGACCCGCATCTACACTGCGAAGGAGGAGGGGGCCAAAAACCTCATCGTCGCTCACAAGTTAGATGTTGAGACGGGTGGACTATTATCAGTCAACCGTCACGGTTCGATAGCCTATTTACAGGCCACCGTGTTACAAGAAATAACGTCCGAGTTAGATGTCCGCGAAGCGGAACGGGCGCTCAATGAGATTGGTTTAAGTGCCTTTTCCGATCCTGAAACAATGGATGGTTACCTCCGGCCGAAAGGGCACGAAGGCGGCGCAGAAGATCCTCATGAGATCGATCTACCAGACGAACCTGAATCCGTAAGGGGACGGGGTCGAGGCGGGCGCGTTCGCGCCAAAAGGAACGTAAAGAAAGCGCCGGCTGCTGCGACGACCGCTGCTGCTACAAGTAGCACGGCGGCCGCCACAGTTTCGGCCACTTCCACCACGACCGCACCGATTCCTGCCCCCGCGCCAACAAAGGCGCACGGCATTTTCGAAACTGTGTGGGGTAAGGCGGGTCCAGCGATTGCTGTCGCCGACGAGAAGCCCAAGGACAAACCCCTCACGGAGGTGGAAGTCCTGGAACTTGTCGACGACTGGCTCGCCTTATACCAAAAGACTGAGAAACGAGAAGCCATCCATTCACGATTGTCATACCCCAACGAGGTTGACAATAGTGCATTGGCGGCGACCGTCAAGCAAATCCTACAAACGCAGGTCGGAAAGAAGCAAGACACCGCTCACGGCACGCCCCCATGGGAGCAGATGGCCTCGGCGATCAGTCATGCTGTATCCGGCGACGTTTATATACCGTTAGAGGAAGAATACATATTCGAGTACCTACCGCATCTTGAAAAAGAGCAAGGGTACAAGGATTTACTCCTCGCACGGCATTCACATTGTCTCGGCAAGAACATTTTTACGAGTAAAATTGTTCATCACCGATGCCAGGTACACCGAGCAGAGGGACAAGATACAGCGCAGTACGCGTATCGCCCCGAGCCAAGCGTGCCATTGAAGAAGGTCGGCGGAAAGGCCGGCCGCGCTCCAAGGCTCGCTGGGATGTGGGATCTCGGTATGAAATTCGGCACACTCAAGGACCACCTAAAGTCGATCTCTCCATGGGTCATGGAGTATGTGGCGGCTTCAAAGGAGGAACCGGCCGAAAAAGAAGTGATATCGATCGAACAATTTACGGAGCAAGCGAAAGCATTGCTTCGTGGATCGTTTAAAGATCAACCTCCTCAGCGGATTCTGAAGCTCTGTATCGGGAAGAACATCGACGAAATCGCATTGATCATCGGTGGAGAAACCCCGAAAAAAGCTAAAGCAACGCCACCAGCAAAGGTAGCGGCGCCAGAATTCAAACCCGATGAGACCGTCAAACCCATATACGACCGCTTAAATGAGGTCATGGGTATTGTACAGGCCCTGACGAGGAAGATAGATGCAATGGGACCAGCGCCACCCAAGCGCGGCAGGCCCCAACAGCGAGACGGGTCAACCCCACCTACACCAAGACAGCGGACACCATCGCGCGCGAGATCTGCATCTCGGCCGAAAAATGTCCAAATCCAGGATGGGGACGGATTTAAACCCGCCACGTCTAAAGCTGAAAAACGCAAAAACCGCAAGGAGAGGCGAAAGCAACTCCAAACGGGTGCTGCTCCGGCACAGGGCGCAGGTTCACAACCTGACCAACCCTTGAAACCGGTCGCCCAAAAATCGGCGCAGAAGCAGCAGCAGGGACAACAACCTGCTAAGGATAAACCTGCTGACGGCGAGTACCGCTCGCGTGACCCCGCAACCCAGCAACGGGTTCGGAACGCGTTCGGAACAACCAATTTCATGGGCATCGTAAAGGTGCTCCGTGAAGCTGGCGTCACCGGCAAAAAGATAAACTTTGATAAGGCGGCTCAGTTCTTCAACAACGGAAAGTTGAAAGCGAACAAGACGCCACAGGAGGTCGACAAAGCGGCCGCTTGGCTTGATAAGCCAAAGCAGGTCTCTAAGTAAGCCGCCTGACTCTTACTCACGATCTGGCTCCGAACGAATTTGGAACGTCAGATTTATGAGTTGGGGTGATGATGAGGAGCACTACGTTGCACCGCCTAAGCCAAAAACTAGGGTGGGCGACGAAATGTTCCCAAGTCTGCTAGCGGAGAAGCTTGATGCCCTTGACGGCGTATTCAAGCCTCATTTCAAACTAGTAGATACTTGTAAATGGGTCAAGGAGTCCCAGGAAATAAACCCACACTTCACGGCTTTACAGCTGAAAAAGTATAGGACATTTCTTAAACGAAAACGAGGAAAATCGCTCCTCGTCTGGAAACCAGAGAGTATTCCAGATTTGCGTTTCCTGTCTCCTTGGCAAAACACGCTATCTCAGCGTACGATGTCCACCCACAAGGCAATCCAAATCATGCCGGGTAGACCGTCGTTGGACGTCCATTATATGAAGTGGACTAAAACGACGTTCGATACGACTCTGACGCCGAATAACGATTTAATGTGGATTAACGCTTGCGAGCTACCCACACCTTCAGAAATGAAGGCTCTCGTTTTCCGGTCGTTCAGCTGGCGCTTCGAAACGAACACTGAGCTAGTCCTTATAGATAGACCCAGGCCAGACGGTAAGAACCTCGTTCTCCCCGTAGGCCAGAAAACCTGCGCAGTAGCGTGTGCCCTCACTTGGGCATATGCTCTGTGGTCCGTAGGTCTTCCATGGGAAGCTGAATACAAACAGCTTATGTCTATAGGCGCGGAGGCTAAAGTTGCCGCCGCGGTTAAGGCGAAATCATGGGATTGCATGCAGCAACTCCTTTGCGATAAGATCGTGTATCCAAACCTAACAGATTGGAAACTCAGCATCCTCTATCGCTCAGCGAGAGCTCTTCCAAAACCTCCAAAATCGGAGGACCCATTTTCCCTTATAGGTCATATGTGTCGACGCCCGAGAGCCGATCATTACTCAGGACAAGCAGTCTATGACGTGCTTGAGCGAGAGATGACTCGGAAATTTCGGATCCCACGTGAGTCGGTTTGCTCTTCAGGAGCTACGATGGAGTACACGCGGGCCGAAGGTGGGTTTAACCGGGCGGTCGCTACATTATCAAAACCTGTTCTCTCAATAGAAGGTAAGGATTTTGCTGAGACACTGGTTACTGGTTCTGTGAAAACAGAAATACAGTATTTGGAGGCAGTTAAAAACGCTCTCCGAGTATTCCGGCACGTAACACGGCCGGCAGTGGCAACAGTTCTCGACATTCCTGAGAGAGGGTATAAACACAGAGTCCCAGTAATGGTGGAATCTCTAGCGGCGATCTTAGGGTCGTACCTTGGGATCTACGGGCGACGCATCATAAGTGCATACTTTGGCGCGACGTTCCGTGATCAGGATTTTACCATGAAGAAGGCTGCTTTCTTCCTATCAGGAGACTACGAATCTGCATCGGATCGTCTCCCCTGGGCACCATGTAGAGCAGTCTATAACTGGGTTATAAACCTTTTTGACATTCCAGACAAGGAGATATGGTATAGTGTAGTGGACTGGTTGATCGGACCTTATAACGTGTACGAAGGCCGCGAGGCTCGGTGCTATTATAAGAGCATATGGGAACATCTAACCCCGGAAATTGACTCCGGGATAGCACCCAACGATCTCCAGAAACCACTATACAACCAATTTCGCAACTTGTCACGGATAGCGGGTAAGTCCATTCACGACGCACCCTTATTGGAATTTGTTAAAGAGGGACAGATCGGTACACTGTTTAGAACAGTCAGGAGAGTGGTTATGACCCCACAGATCCTGGCGGAGAGACTCTCACAGAGAGCCCCATTTGAGTACCGCACAACTAAGGCAGGCGTAATGATGTCTCTTGGCCTGACTCAGCTGTGTCTCTATATACTAAACTGGCTTCCTCACATGGGACGAACATCCCAATTTAAGCTTTTGGGGGACGACAATGTCTCGTCGTACCGCAATCGCCAAGAGGCTGAGGACGTAGAGAACGCCAAACGCCAGAATGGTATGGATATATCGAAGACCAAAACTATATTCTCATCAAAGGGGTACACTATTGCCCAACAGATCTACCTTAAGAAAGTAGGTCCGACAGGCTCCATAACAATGGAACAGGTTCCCTTTTTCACAATGAGGCAAGTGATAATCCACGATCGCGAACTGAACGATTACGTTAATAAACCCCGGGCGGCTTTTGAAAAGTGCGGGGAATTTCCGGAAGAATTCAGATGGCGGGTTATGTCACTGCTTTACTCTCAATTAAGGCATGATATCGAACAGTTAGTTCAGGCTGGGTGTGATGTGTTCCACCCTAAACATGGTCTGTTCCCAAGACTGTTTCGAAGAAAACCGGTTGTTACACCCGATTCTCTTGCAGTATGGTTACCCTCCGTAAGGAATCCAGTTGATCTGGAACCATTGAGAACGCAGTGGGAAGATCTTATAGCCCCGGATACACCATTCAATTGGTTGGGTGTCCCGTCTGCAAAGACTGCGGATATAACTCCGGAGAAGCTAATGGGTCTTTTTACTAAAGTATATGGTGGCGCCTACCAAGCGAAACCATCAGGACAAATGCCGTACCGAATAGCTGATTACAAGCGACGAATGCGTCTAGCATCGCCGTTAGCAACGTTGTTCGAGGCCGACTACCCTGATGGCTTTAAGCCAAAGGAGCCCTCATTTGAATATTCCGTTAATGAATTACCTGAGGAAAGGATCACGACTAACATCGTCGATCGGATTCAAAACCCGTTCGTTGATCTAGTCCCAGGTATACCACTTTCACGTGTTATCTGCGACAACATATTGCATATTGACTACAGTAACTTGGGCGAGAAGGCTTCCAATAGCTTGGTTGCCGAGTCCGAGATGGATGTAGTCTATGTATATAAAGATGGAGCAGGCGATGAAGGTGGATTTGAATGGGTTATAGGAACAAGAACTATACTCATTATACTGTTGTTTGGCAACTCAGATCGTAACATGCTGGGTATGCTCAAATGGTATAAAAGAAAAGGATACCCCAATCTTAGACACTGGTTATGTACAAAAGACAAAGCCTTAAAACGCCAGTGGTTGATAAAGAAGGGGAAACTTTTCATCTCAACAGCGTGGGTCAAGACAACCCAAGCGCTATATGAGAAGATGTTCGCATCAGTTCTACCGCAACCTAAACGGATTCCTCCGGTGGTGCGGAAACAACTGGACCAACTCATTTTTGCAGGGAATGCAAAAGATGAGGTGATTCTAGCTTGCGAAGAGATAGACGCACAGGATTTCTCAGAGCGGTTAGTGGAGTCAAATCCACCACCTACTCTCCATCCTACCCTTGAGACAATACCAGTCGACCGACAACCTCCCATGCATTTGAGTGCACAGAAGGAGGCGATGCTAGCCTGGTTTAAGGGAATGGTCAAAGAACACTCTGTCTTTGAACCGTGTGCGACTGAGGAACACTTACAGCTAATCACTGCAAATACTCCGATTAGTCAGCTGAACCAATTCAGGTACGATTATAGCAATCGCGACCTCAATGACTGGAACGTGGCCGATCTATTTGTGCGTGAATTAAGCACTTTCTTGAGTTTTGCGAAACCGGCCCCTAAGCCTCCACCAGTGGAGACGGAGCCCATTCCGCATGCAAGGATGAAGGAGAGATCTTTCGAGCAAGAGGAGGAGGAGGATGAGGACCTAAGTCCGATTACTCCAACGCCACCATCTCAAATCGTGGTTGCCGGGTTTACCGACACCCCTTCGCTCTTCTATCCTAGTCCTGATATCCACGGACTCCCAAAAACTTTGGGTCAGTACAATTTCGAGATTAACTTTGGCGATTTACCAATCGACGAACTCCTCCACTTCACAGATTGTGTGATTGGGGGCGAGCTGTCAGGTAAATTAGCTCTGGTTAATGGTAAGGTACGTGTCCGCGGGTATAATTATAAACGCAATAAAATCGACTTCATTGTAAATGCACAGAAGTGGCTGGTATTTAAAAGGGGGTGTACGGCACTTATATTTGTAGAAGACCCCGACGCGGGGCGTCCTACAATATTCGTGACGCATAGACCTGACTACGATCGTTTGAAAGCGATAGTAGACCCTGACCCAGCTAACACGGCACCACGTGAGAGGTCGATGCGAGAGCATTGGAAGAAAGGTTCTTCAACATTGCCCAAGCAATAATGAACAATATCTGATAGGTGAGCGGCTGTATGTCCAACGGCCCGACTTGCGAGGCGTCCGCCTTGC